GGAGACGAGAAGTTGCCACTTGAAAGGTTGTAGCCGTCACAATTTAAATCGCCGCCAAGTTGCAAAGCACCTGTCATCGTGCCACCCGACAAAGGTAAAAAAGTCCCAGCTGTAAAAGCAGTGGTTTGCGTGGTCGAGTCAGCGAAAATAATGCCTGTGGTTCCGACAGTAATCCCGGGAGCGCCAACGCCGTTTTGCGTAATTGTCGTGGCGTTTGTTCCATCCGTGACCACTAGCGTCGGCGTCGTCGTATGCGTCGAGTCCGTCACGTAAAGTTGCGGACTAGTCGCCGAATCAATCGTCAGCGGATTGCTAACCGTCCCGCCGTTGAAGGCAGTCGCAGCGGTCGTTTGAATAGAGGAGTCGCTGAAAGTGATGCCAGCCGACGCCACCGTCAGCCCGCCCGTCATCGTGCCACCAGCAAGCGCAAGGTAGTTGCCAAACTCAGTTTGCAAATCGGTCTGAGCGGAAATAGACCCTGTGATACTGCCCCACGTCGCACCGCCACCGCCACCAGATAAAATAGACCAAGCCGCGTTTTTACGCACGTATTGATTTCCGTCCGAAGGAGCGTCGCCAATCTTACCGCTTAACAGCGAATCAACCGATTCCTTGGAATAAAAGTTTAGACTCATAAATTAGTAAACGGTTACGATCACCCAAGAGCCGTTTTGTTGAATGTAGTAATTGCCATTACTTGGGGCTTTCGTTTGGTACGTCGAAGAAGCCGTCGAGGAAAGTAAGTAAGGCGTTAAAGCCGACGATGTGATATATAAAGAAGGATTACTTAAAGGGTAATACGTAGTCGCAGCCGTAGCCGAAGTTAAGTATGGGGCTAAGGCCGTTGAAGTAATATAACCTTGCGACGTGACAAAGGACTGCGTCGCGTAGCCCGATAATGCGGCGCTAGTGATATAGCCCGATGGGTTTGACGTTGAATATTTGCCGTTTAAAACACTTTGTAAATCTGTTTGGCTACTAATCGACCCGGTAATACTTCCCCAAGTATTTACCCCAGCTGGGCCGGGAACACCTTGAGGGCCTTGAACACCTTGGATACCTTGGATACCTTGGATACCTTGCACCCCTTGAGGGATGCCAAAGTTGAATACCGCAGCCGTAGCCGAACCCAAGTTATTAACCGTCGCTGGTGATCCAGCAGGGAGAGTACTCACCGTACCCACCGCAATCGTCGCAGCTGGCCCTGGTACACCCGTACTTAGCGTAATGCTCGCGGGGACATTCCCCGTTACATTCACATTAGCCGATTCAAGTAGGGTTACGGTTAAGCTCATTAGATCAGAGTCGGGGATTGGGTGACGTTACCAATAATTTCAACTATCCAAGTTTCAGTGTAAAATACCACGCCAGCATAAGATAGGCAAATATCCATGTTAGCCGAGCCTGTGGCGATATTGGAAGTGTCCAAAGGATAATTGATAATAAACGTCGTGGGGTTAATCACCGTCACCCTCATTGGGTAGTAAATGTGCGCAGCCGACGCTAAGGCCGAAGTAATTGTTACACCCGTCAAATCAGCCGGAGCAGAAAGGTTGTCCTGCGTATAAACGCACGTAAAACCTAAAGTACCTCCCCGTTTAAATGGAATTACTTGGGTTACGGTTCCGTTATCAATCGGGATTCCCATAACTTTAACGCACTAGTCAAAGTTTAGGGGGTAAGTAACTCAGTAGCTTGATAATACCCGAAATCGTAACCGCTGTAAGGGGCAAACCAGGCGTTTTGGTTAGATCCATATAACGCGGAATCGGTATAAGAGGTATCCCGTACCACAATGCCCTTAAAAGTCATATTGAGCAGCCAAGTAATATGGCCCGACAAGTTTTGCGTTACCGTCCACCCGCCATTAACCGAATCCCATGTTAAAGTTGCGAGGAGCAAGCGCTGGCAATTGTAGTTTACCAAATGCTGGTCGGAATCTTGCTCATTAATCGAAGTAAAAGTTACCGTAGTCGGGGTTTCCGAGCCAGGAGTATATACGTCGATGTTTTGCGTCGTATAAAGCAAGTGGGTAACAAATTCCATGTGGTCTTGATACCCGCTACCCACAATAAAAGGCGTAGTCTTAGTGTATGCGTCGGAACCGCTTTGAATACAAGCTAAGTAAGGCCATCCCTGCACCCACCCAGAAGGGGTACTCCCACTCGTCGGCGGGAAAGCGTTACGGATTAAATAGAAATAAACCGGTGGGGCCTCCGTACCAATCGACGCGGAAGGTAGTTTAATGTCCCCGCCCGAATTGCAGTAAATGCTGTTAGGGTCGGAACCAGCGGTAAGGGATAACGTAGGGTAAACCGCTACTTTGTTGGTTACAAATAATTGGGTATCACTAAAAGTCCCATTTAACTTAGATCCCGCTGATTCATCTGGGGAGCCGTAAAACAAGTTACTGATTAACGCCCCTTTCGCAATTTGCGCGTGGTAGGTGGTTACTTCGCCATCAACTTGTGAGAATACACTTACTTGAAATCCCTGAATTGGCGAACCAGCGATAGCCGGAGGAAGGGAGGTAATAAGAGAACCGCCGGGAACATAAGATACTGACGTGCCATCCCCCAAATATGGCATAGGTAATGAAGCCTGAATACCCGCCGCCAAATCATTTAATTGTTTGGCTAAGATAGGGGAGCCCGATTCAAATCGAGAAGTGAATTTAGACCCCGTACCTTGAAAGCCAATGTCATTCATCTTAGAAGAAATTAGAAGAATATACCCCGTAAATATCCGTATCCCAGCCAAGCGTATCGTTAGCAATTAATAAATCGTAAGAAACCTTTGTTACCGGGATGTGAGAGGAATCTGGCGTACCAATACACTCAAGATTAACCGAAGTGATGAGACATTTCTTATATGATCCAGCAGGAGCCACAATTGGGGCAATCAACTTAGCCAAGTCAGCATCGGAAGGTACAAGCCAACCCACTGCGTTGGAGATTTTAGAAGCAATACCGATAGTAGCGTAATTAAAGAAAATTTGCCCACGGATATTGACCATTGGGCGAAGATACTGACGAACACCCGCTTTTTTGTTAGCCGTATTTGTCACCCCGAAGCCTCCAAAACTGTATTGCACAGGCGAAGTATTTGCTACGGGCGGGAAAATAGCGTTATTGAATTTAGTACCCGTCGGGGAGCCCGCTAAAATATTGGAAGAAATAAGGGGTTGGGTAATCGTCGTAAAGTTTGGGTGAGTTTCGATAGGCTGCGCTTGCGTGTTTGCAACCCCGGTAATCTGAGCGTCGGTATAACCTACCCCACGCGTAATGCCCACGTAATCGACGGTGAGCATCGACACCCCACCTTTCTCAAATCCAAAATGGTACTTGTAACTGCGTAAATCAAACCCCAAGGCCGAACCGTCGGGCCAATCAAGCCCCATTTCGTAAGTATCAATTACATCGGTTAAATTGGAATTAGCGCTATCTACCGCAAAGGTTAATTGTCCCTGTGCCAAGCCATACGCATCAATATTTAAACTACCCGAAGGCTGACGAATACCTGGATTAGTTAATGGGTCACCGAAATCTATACGGGTAGAAGTCATATTATTTGGCTAAATTGGTAGGCTGATTTACTTTTGCCCCTTGGGTGTTTGAGGCAATTTGAGATAAATGCTGGTTGGCTTGGGTTACCGCGTCGGCAGTAGTCTTTTGGTAATCAATACCCGCAAATACACTTGAAACGTCACCACCGCCAATTTGTTGAAGGGTCGAGGCCATGATCGCAGCTACGGGGGCTTCTACTTCTGGAACCACACTCTTTTTATTGGCTTGTTGAATTCGGCTATTCAATTGCCCGAGAATTACATCAGTTAAAGAACCCATATCACCGCCTCCTTCTAAGTTACGTAAAGAAGAATAAAGTAACTTCATCGAGATATTACGTTTACCCGCTTCTTTCACTAATTCATCGGTGATTTGCGTAACCCCACCCGGGGAGCCCATAATTTTATCAATCGTATCATTGGTAACCGCACCCATGGTAGTACCATATTTCTTATCAATAATACCGCGAAGTAAGTTACCCGTTTCATAAGTTTCCATAGCCTTACCTACCGCTATCAATTGATTACCGCCGAAAATACGCCCAAACCAGCTTTCAGCCTTCTCCTTTTGACGTTGGGCATTGGCAGCCGCTTCGATTTCTTCCGCGTTATAAATCTTTAACTCCTCCGTCGCAGCTCGAATACCGTCAGCACCCTTAGAAAATAGGCTACCCATCTCCGCACCACTACGGCCTAAGATAGTCATAATGTTTTGGGTTTGCGATGCCACCCCACCCGCATTTTTAACCGCATCGGCTAAAGCGTAGAATACATCTACCGCGTTAAGGTTGGATAGGCTCGTTTCATCAGTAGCAAGTTTTAGATCAGCTAAAACCCGGCGCTGTTCGCCATTCTTAGCCTTTGCTTCGTCGAGAAATTTATTAGCGTGAACAAGGGCGTGTCCCAATTGCTCCAGGCTAACCCCACTCTCTTTAGCAGGCTTGGCTAGTTTCTGTAAATCTTCTGCACCTACACCCGTTTTTTTAATGATATTGTCCAATTCCTTCATGTACTCACCCATGCGGGAAAAGTTACCATAAAAAGTAGTCGCAAGGCTACCCACCGCGAACATCGAGCCGATATTGGACATGAGGTTACCAACCGCTGAGGTAAAACTTTTGTTCAACGCTGTTCCAGCATTGGCTGCGGCCTGTTCAGCACCTTTCGTAAGCTCCGAAAAATCGGAGGAGAATTTTACCTTAATATCATCGCTCATCGGGCTTAAAGTGGTTTAGAGGGTTTTTGTTTAGGGGCAATTTCGTTAAGTTTACGTTTATACTCTTCATACTCTTTCATAGCCTTTTCTTCTTCATCCGTAATGATGTGAATCTCAGCTCCTTCGGCCTTCATGTGAGCAAAGTATAACCATACCGCATCAGCTTCGGGCATCGTATATGCTTCTTCTAAACTAATCCCATTACGAGTTAAACCAGCAATCACCGTTAATTCCCAAGGGATGCATGAAGCCTTACTCTTTTTATCCGATTCCCAAAACTTGGGCCACAAGCTTTGAGCATCAAAGTAAGTCACTAATTTAGATACCGCTTTAATAAAATTGATTTTATGGAAGTTGTAATACCCGAGTAAAAATTGTTCCCGTAACGTCCAAGGCTTCCGAATATCATTAAGATTATGCGTCGATAATATACGCAGCGCTAACAGTAGATCGTTAGGGGTAATCTCCTTTTCGATGCTCAACACCGGGGATTTAACCGCAGTTAAACCTACCCGATGACGAATACAAAAGGGCAAAAGTTTATACCCCGCTACTTTGATTGTAGGGGGCATAATTGTAGCTGCCTGAATCCACCTAGATTTACTCATCAGGGGATGATAGCCCGAAGGCTATTAGGTAGCAATTTGAGAATACTTCTCTACTTTGAGAGTAACCTTACGGAAGTCGCGATTTGAACCGTCAGAAGTCATATCTTTTAAGATATAATTTGCAGCCGTACCATTAGGTAGTTTGTAAGGAATTAAATCACCGGGAGTAGGTTCACTACCATCTGCAATAAGGATACCCGTCAGGGTGGTATCATACTGCACGTCATCCATACGGTTCGTAATCTTACGGCCCGTTTCATCCAAAACGAAAACGTCCACATTACACTTAGCGTCTAACGAATCACTTTGAAGGGTCAGTAAAGTGTAAGTACCTTTGAGTCCGTAAACGTGAGCCGTACCTTGGGTAGAAGGGAGTGCCATAATCTATAAGTGGTTATACTTTTAACGCACTAGTCAATTAAGGGGTGGGGGGAGGGTAAACGCAGTCGAAAGTGTACTGTAATACGTTACCGAATTTCTCTTTAGTTTGGGCCTCTAAATCATCGACGCAGTAACTTTGATACAGCGTACCCTGCACCCAAGACGATTGAATAGCCGCATTATTTTGCATGATGGCGTGTACCCCCTCAACTAGCGCCCGATGCTGATCTAAGGTATAATCGTGGGCCGAGGAATAAATATAGATTTTAAGGGTGACTTCAAAGTTACCTAACCAGAAAGCCCCCAATTCTGGTTTAGCCCGGGCTTGTTCCGCGTGCAGGATAATAAACTGTTTTAAATTCCTGTCCTCATTCGTTTGTCCACGGTGAATAGGGCAATTGTTGAATAGCGTGGCATCATACCCGCTAAAGTATGCCAGGAGTGAATCCTCGACGATGGAGCGTATAGATAGTGACATATTATTGATTAAAGTATTGGTACGTACCCCCGAGTTTACCCGTAGCGCTCATTACCCATAAAGCAGATCCATCTTTATTCATTTTTTGCTTCATGGCATTACGCATGGCGTGGGCTCGGTCATTCAACACCGTCTTAACAAATTTACCGACGAAAGGCAATTTACGACCTGTCGATGAGCCAATTGTAAGCTCTGGAATCTCCCCTTTAATGGCATTAATAAAAATGGCTTGAGCTGAGCCTTCGGGGTTTTGGGCCCATGTCGGAATACGCGGGGAAGATTTCACATTTTTAGCCGCCCAATACCAAGGGGATTTTAACAAACCTACCCGCTTTTGCTCTTGTTTAATATACGTCGATATGTCGGCCTTGCGCTCGACGAGCATAAAACCCGGATTACCCGTAGGGAGGTAAAAGTAAGGGTTACGACCAGATTGCTTATATTTGTTATGAATACGCCCAATCTCATCAACCGCCCCCGAGCTGGGAATGAAAGCAACCGTCTTATCCGTACGGCCTTTGTTTTTAGCCTCAAATTCCTTCCATTTGATATACTTCGCCCCTTCGCTAAGTAAGCTTGTTTTATCGTCTTTTCCAATCAGTCGTAACCACTTTTTAAATACATCTTCATCCCCTAAGTCAGCGATTTGTTCCTTAGAAGCCCGATTAAGGGGTCGGAATACGTGTTCGATACTACTTTGCACATTCTGCATCCCTTGCGATTGGGAAGCCTTTGTAAGCCCATTTGGAGGCGTAATTTTAGCCATATCCTCACAGAAGAATCCGGCTTGCTGTTTTAACACATCCCCGAAGCTCATGCCCATCACTTGGGCATAATCTTTCAAATGATGCAAAAACCCCGACGCATCAACTTTAACGCCCGTCTTGGTAGTTATCCCTGCCATTAGTTAGATCCGCTTACCGTTACTACTCGGCAAATAATCCAAGCGGAAGGGGGACGGTCATTTACCGCGTGAATACGATATTGAGAGCCGTTATAGTTAATCAGATTACCATACGCCACTAAGCCAGGAGAAGAGCCCGAAACGTAGGAAAGATTACTGATAGCGTAAGAACGTAAAATCTTAACGTCGAAGCTAGTACTATTTACGAAACCGCCCGTTTCCAAATCTTGCATTACCATCGGTGGCCCAATCATCACCGTAATTGAAACAGGGATACCGGTAAGACCGTTTTGAATCGTAGCAGATTTTCCTACCTCGCTAAGAATCTCAATAGCATCAGCGTCGGCATCTTCGTAGAATCCCATACCTTTACGCGTAAGTAAAAAAAAGAGAGGTACTCGTGTGAGTACCCCTCTCCTTCCTTTTTATTTTAATCCGGATTAGGAAGTAAAAGAAATGCGTTGCAAAGCAGCAGGATTACCAACCGCAGCACCCGTAATCCACGTAGCAACCATCGAGGTTTTCGCAGCACCCCAAGTATAATAGGTGCGCAGAGCGTAAGAGAACGAACTCGTTGGATCCGTAACGATAATTTGCTCGCCACCACCGAGGGCCGTACCACCAAAACCAGCAGGGCTAGAAGGCACGCGAGTAGCGATACAGATACCTTGACGGCACGATGCCACGCCATTTAAGCCTTCAGCGAACGCAGTATTCAAACCAACGTTAGTTGCGATTTGTTGAGCAGGAAGGCCCGTAGTTGGCAAACCACCTAAGGGGAAACCGTTGTACTCGTGCAGGTCGATGCCATGGAGACGATTGGTACGGCCCTCGACGATTGGCTCGCGATCACCATACGAGAGGTATTGAGCCACCGATGGATCTTGGAGCAATTGACCGTAAGCGTTAGGCGACATCAACAAAGCGCGGCCTTCGAAGGGAAGGTTAGCGTTCGTCATGCTGGTCGAAACGTTAGCAATCGAGATACGCGAGAAGGAAGCCTTCGAACCAGAGTAAGCAGCGGTAGCGAAGTTAGCCGAAATCGCTAAACCTAAAACTTGGTCGAACACACCTTTAACAACCGAATTGGTAAGAGGGGCGAGGAACGTGTCGCGCAACATCTGTAACGAAATCGTGGATACGTTGAAATCGTTAAAGCTCACTTGGCTTTGGAGCTGACGGTCGAGGGTAATCGCAACCGTATTGCTCACAGCATCTTGGTCAGTGAAACCTACCGCTGGATCTAAAACTTGAGCGGTGAAGCTATTAGCATAGCGCGTGAAAACAGTCTGGCCTACGTCACTTACGTAATCCCCGAAATCGGTCGTAGCGATTTGCTTCAGCTTGACCATCTGGGGGGTCAAGGTTCGAAGGCTCTCAGCTGCCACGAATTGAGGGGCGAGTGAAGAATTTTGTACGTTATTACTCATTGGATAATATAATTATGGTTTGGAAAATAAGGGTTAAAAATTATTTGATACCGAGCAGGGCGATAAATGCCCGGCGGTGTTTTTCATAGAAAGCAACCTTCTCAGCACCATTCGGCATGGCGCAATATTTGTCCCACAACTCTTTCGAGGTAGCAGGGGTTTCTTCCTTAGCGGCCGGCGAAATCTCTAAAGGTTCAGCGCCAACCGACGCGGCAATCTTCGCAGCCGTTTTACCAGCCGTTTCAATTTGAGCCATAGCCTGGGCTTTCAAGGTTTCAGCATCAGCCAACTTCGTCTTTAAGGTTTCTACCTCTAAGGCTAAAGCCGCAGCCGAATCTTTAGCGGAAGCGGCAATATCTAAAGCCTTACGAGCTTCTGCCAATTCGCCTTTAACTACCGACAATTCTTTCGTTAAGGTTTCAACTTCCGAGGCTTTACCCTTGAAGGCTTCCTTAAACGAATTTGCAAGCTGTTCGATCGTCATAAAATGGTCAGTTACTTTTAACGCTTCAGTCAAGTAAGGCTCCCCCGCGGTGACGTTTTGCGTCACTCATGTCAGCGGATTTGTCAGTCTCCACGGCCTTCTCGGAATCCTCTACCGCTTCCTCCGCGTGCTTTTTAGCGTCGGCGTGGAAATCTTCGGGGTGGTGACATTCATAGCCTTCTTCCTCGTACGCTTCCGTACAGGCTTCTTCATCTTCAATAACGTGATGAACGTCTAAGCCCGTCTTAGCCTTAATATGGGCAACCTTTTCAATTTTATATTCTGGCTTAGTTTCCTCGTTATGGGCTTCCTCGTCGGGGCGTAGGTGTAAAGCGTGATGCTTAACGTTATTCTTTTTAAGGTAATCAGCGATTTCGGCGCGGTGAGATTCGGGCTGACCAGATACGATATGAATCTTTTTACCCTCCTCGTGCATTTTTTCTAAATGCTTAATCACCCCATTATCAGCCATGCCCGACTCATCGGCCTTAATCGTGCCGGTATAGTCGCAGATCACTAAATGCTTCATATCCATTTTCGGCTCAACTCGACGCGATTCTTCGTCTTGTTTGATAGGCTCTTCCCCATCATCTTCCCCGTCATCATCATCATCTTCGGTTTCGGTAGAAGCCTTGGGTTTTAACAGGCTTTTAGCCTGTTTCATAAACTTTGAAATCTTGGACATTTTAGCCTCATCTTCTAAAGCTTCTTCTTCGACGTTTTCCTCTTCTATGGCCTCAAGCTGCAAAGCCACGTTTTCATTCAACTTTTCAATCACTTCATCAACATCTTCGCACAGGCCCGTTACTAAGCCCAATTCGGCAGCCTTAGCACCCGAGAAGGGTTGCCCCTGCATTGACGTTTCTTCTACCAGCGTACGAACAGCAGTAACATCGGCTTTAAAGTAATTCCAAATTTCTACTACATCATCTTGTAAAACCTTCAGTTGTCCTTCGTCGAGGGGTAGGCCTTCAATACCCATACCTTTCAGCGTACCCGCACGAATCAATTGAACTTCGAGGCCGTTCATCTCATAAGCCTTTTGTGAATTAACAAACGCGATAAACACCCCGACCGAGCCCACGCTAGCCGAACGCGTCGCATATACCTGGTCGCATTGGGATAAAATCCAATAACCAGCGCTGTTTGCCTCATTATCAACTACGCCCGTAGTAGGCTTACCGAATTCGCGAACTTTCTTAGCAATTTCTGGAACCCCAACCGAGCAACCGCCCGGGCTGTCCACGTGGAGCAATAACCCCTTAATATTTGGGTCAGCCTTGGCATCTTCGAGCATCTCTTCGATTTCTTGCAAATCGCAACCGCCGGTAATGCGATCCATCTCGGGAAGGTTTTTACCAATAACCCCTTTAAGATGAATGATAGCCAAAGGATAAACCTTCATCATCGACGATTGCTGACCGAAGAAAGCCTCGGCTACGCCATAAGTGGCATCGTCTAATTTTTTATCCTTAATCGAAGCCATGAAAGCATCGACTGAAGATAAATGAGCCTTTGCCTTATGCGTCGAAATGAGCAACGGGCGAAGGCCGTAAAAGTCAGATTTTAATTTAATCATATTATTGAATTAGTAAGGGTTTCCAGCTGAGGGGAGAGGAACATCTTCACCGTCAGGGTTGTAAGTGGATTCTTTTAACCCCTGGTCGATATCCGCGTTAGGGGTGTTATCTGGCTTGTAAATCATCCAGAGGGGTACTTCCGCTTCTTCCGCTGCGTCGATGAATAAACGAGCATCGGCAGCTCGACGGCGTACTTGTTCGCGTACGTCCATACCTTGCTCCGCGTAATGGTCGGAAATCGTTTTAAGGCCGAGTTGTATATCTTTTTGATTTGCAGCCGCTTCGCGTCCCGCGTCCACCGTTACCCGGCGAGGGGTCACCCAATTAACTCGATGCCAATTATCATTAGGCTCTAATTCACCCGTAGAAATCTTATGACCGATGTAATAACCCCACGCGGGGATAAGGAAACGGTCGATGACCATTTGTTGAATGTCGGCGCAGAAACGTTCTACTTTAGAAAGCGTCATGCGGGCCGTAGCCCCATTCAACTTCTCTGGATCCATAACAAACGAGTACGGAAGCGTACCCGCACAACTGTCTTTTAGGTTATATTCTAAGAAGCCGGTAAAAGTGGGGTTGGGGCGTTGGCTTTCAAAACTCTTTAACGATTCCCCTGGAGCAAGGGCGAGAATCTTACCGCCGATGAAGTTACCCACTTGGTCTGGGTTTTGAGCAATGCCATTGGGATAGTCGGACGGACGCATCCCGAAAGCTTGGTAGTCGGCATCTCCTTCGAATTGTCCACCTTCCCGTTCAATCGTGCGTACAATGTCCGCGTTAGCTTTCATCGCTACTTTTTCGAGGCTAAGAATCTCCATCACATCAATCAGATTGTTGATAGAGTGTTGCAGAGGGGAATAGGCTCGCGCACCCGTCACCGTGTCGGGCTGAAAAACGTGCATCATCGACGGTGCAGGGATTAAGCGGCTTTTACCGCTGGATTGAATACATTGGTAGCCAATCACCTTACCGTACTTATCAAACGCAATACCATCAAACACCCCTTCCTCTTCCGTACCACCTTGGAACGTCATACCGACACGATGGCTTTCGATGATCTGGAACGTAGCGTTTTTAAACTTATCAAAAGTCTTTAATGCAAAGATTTCGCCATCAATCATGTACCGTTTAACGATAATCTTCTGCACTTCCTTCATGTTAAAACGTCCGGTAACTTCACAGGGACGGTTATATAATTCATGGAAGAACTTTTCGGCTTTCACATCCCATAATGAATTACCCGAAGCCGCTTGCGCTTTAATCCCTTCTCCAATAGAGTAATTAACTGCATCGCAAATGATTTGACGGAGTAAGCCTTGATTGACGTACAGCCAACGCATCTTCCGCGTCAGCTCGTTACGGTCAAATACCGTCATCGACCGCTTAGCGTCGTTAGGCCAAGGGGTCTGAATCCACGACCGTTTAACCGACATCTTCGCAGCTTCAAACTGCGAAAATACACCGCTACCACTACCCCCAAAAGAGGTTCCACCCCCGAAGAAAGATTTAGCCTTAGGGATGTTCCCCACGGCAATCTTGTTCAGTTGTTTGATAGATTTTTTAGCAGCCATGTATTGTAAATTTACATACCTCGGAATTGCCAAAGGCCGTTGAATTCACGTACACGGTCGATAGCACCATATTGCTTAGGATCTAGAATTTGAAGGGCGTAGCGACATTCCCGGAGTACCGTCATAGGGTCACTCGGGTAGGATTTCTTTACTCGCGTAGCGCTGTCCTCATATTCCATTACGTTCCGGCCCTGTGCCAAAAGTGTAGCAGCTTGGGCGGCGATTTTCTCAACTTCCTTTTGAGGTAGAATTAAAAAAACTCCTGAGGGACGTGCCATAAGTTTAACGCAGGAGTCAAAGCAAAGGAGTAGAGTAACAGCCCAACCGCTGTTACCCTACTGATGTTCTCAACCCATGCCCGAATTAATGAACTTCGACTCAAGGATTAGGGGGCTCCTGTTTTGAGTCAATTTCCTTATCCTCTTCTGGTTTATCCGTATCGTCTTTAGTCGCGTTACGATTTTTACCCAACCCAATTAACTTGAGGCCCATGGCGGGAAGTAGGTTAATGATTTCGCAGTCTAGTAAGTGATTGGCACGCTCCCCGACCACCACCCACATTGGCTTACCCGAATTAGAAGTAGTACGGATTTCCGATTGCATTTGCTTAACGTATTCCTCCCCCGCGTCATCGGCCCGCGTATGCGTCCCCCGACGGAGCAATCGGCTAAGGGTATCCTTAAATCGAAGATTAGAAAAATTGTGACGGCGGCAGGAAAGTTTACCGACGTTTTCCAAGGCAGGCTTGGAGTAAGGCCGCATTACCATTTTTAAACCATAAGGCGTGTTAATCCTCCAGGGAAACTCATTACGTTGATCACCTTTGGTAGCTCGCCAACCATAGGTAGCACAGATTCGGTACACATCGTCGGTTTGGTCACCCGAATCGACGTACACCGCGTCATCGGAAACTTTATTTTCAATTTGAATCTTTCGAATGTCATCCCACGTATTGTGAAAGCCCCACTTGTACAATCGGCTCCTACCGTCGAGTGACCATAAGCGAATTAGCCAATACATCCCATTCCGCTGCACGTCCACGGAAAGGAAACGCAACCGTACAAAGGTTTTATCAGCCATCTCTTCCGCAGTATGAGGAGCCTCTTTAAGTTTCCCCTTGAGTATAGCCCCCTCATCTTCCCATTCATCCCCCATTTTGTACCCGCCGGGTAATATCTCGATGCCCCCAACGTCGGGGGTGTCGGCCCATGGCAAAGCCTCCCGCTTTTGTTTAAACTCCATACGTTTTGTTTCATCGGCGTTTTCGTCGAGCGCTCGTTTAGCCTCGATACACTCTACCGCTAGATCACCCCATGACATACCCCAAGTCATACAAAGTGAATTGTAATGGTAACTTCGCCGGCCCGATGGAGCGTTACCGTTCATCGGTATCCAGCACGCGGAAGCGTTAAGTTGAGCCCGTACTGAATTGGAATCTTTAAAATGGGTTTCGCAGTTTACGCATTTGTATGTAGTACCTTGCCTAACTTTATCCAGATTCCACCCATCGGGTTCTTTAGCATCTCCTGGGTAAATCACTTGCTCCCATTTGTAAGGCTGCCTTGTCCCGCAATCTGGACATACAAAGCACCACTCCCGACGGTCACCGCTAGCGTGGAATTGGCTAAAGTCATCCCCTTCCTTCCCCCCTTGAGATACAATAAGAATTTTACTTTGCCCCTTATACGCGGTGATGCGTTTAAAGGCTTCCGAGATATAACCCTGTTTCCATTGCCAAGCCTCATCAATGATTACGTAACGAGCGCTGCGACGTTGCATATTACGCTTGTTATGTCCCCCCAATATCCAACAAACATTCCGTAAAAAATTAATTGTATGATAACTGTCTCGATTCTCTTCGGGCAGGATTTCTTTAGTAGAAGGGTTGGAACGCCATAAATGCTTTAACCGCGTTTCGTAAAAATCTTTAGCATTGGGGTCGGTATCTTGGTAAATAATCGTAGGCCCGGGAGCCCGACAGGGAATGTACATAGAGTACAATTCAATTAATAAACTCTTACCCGTTTGTACCGGACCCATCACCGCTACGCTGTCCACTTCTGGATCTTGGAGGGCTTGAAAGATTTCTTTAAGCTGCGGGGTGTTATCAATTCGGAATCCCCCGGGCATCGGGGAATAGGGAATTGTTTTAACATTCTTCTCTAGCCAATCGACGATATCACTATCTGGGTCGGGGGCTAAAACGCTACGTAACTTTTTATAAAATTCACGGAGCATTTTCTTCCTCCGTTTCCTCAGCGTCTAAATCCGATTGATTGGGGAGAGAATTGTTAGGCTTTTTAAAGTTATCAACTAGGTTATCTTCAAGCGTACTCCATTTGGTTTTCATCTTCTGTACATGTGCGTTAATCACCTTTTTCGCTAGTCCAGGATTATCTGGGTTACATTCCCGGCAAACGTCATCTCCCAAACTATCAACGCCATTTACAACTTCCCCCAATAATTTCATACAAGCGTCGAGCGCGTCTTGGGTTTTCATAAGCACCCCGCTATTTATCTTTTCTTGGTCAATCGCATTTTTAAGTTTCAACTCAGTCATCTGAGCCGCTTGGTAAATCTGGTATAACTTTTGCTCTTCGGGTACTCCTTTCTTCTGGGCAATCTCCCATTTCTTACGGGCCCGAGCAATCAGCACGCGGTGATGGTTTAATGACTCATCTAAGCTGGTCGCAATTTTGATTTCCCCATCTTCGTCTATCTCCACCCCCGTATGTCCCGAATTACTGTTCCCAGATCGGTGTATTACCCGCCAAGCCTCCGCGTCGGCAAGTGAAGTTAAGGGCATCCCTTTGCTTACGAGCTGTGAAACGCGTACAGCAGATACCTTCCAATATTCTGCCAAATCTTTCTGACGTATTGGGCAGGATTTAATCCTGGCTAACAAGTCATCCTTAACTGAGTCATCATCTTGTGGCAGAGTTTCTTTTGGTTCCGGGTCTGGATTCATTAATAGCGGGGATTTTTGACGGTTTTCCCAAGTTTTTTGCACTGTGGGGTTGCTGAACGCACCCCGCGTGGCGTGGGGGGTCAAAGAGATTCCTTACCGGGGGGGGGGGGTGGGCCTTTGCGTAATGATTTATTCATTACACCATCGTTATTTTTATTAATCTTTTGCTTCGATTTACGCGGAAATTTATTTGTGCGCATAAATTTAGATTTACTCAGATTAAATTGGGCTAGGAGGTGATTACATTGCAGAGATATATTTTGCTTTGTAGTCCCATGTAACTTAGCGAGTACTATCATGGGCGGTGGGTTACCTTCACCTGTAACGATGCGGAATATATCCGCTTTCAATTTCATTTGCGAATCACTCGACTCATCCATTGCGGATAGAAAGTAGTGAACGATACACCGTAAACGTCGCAGCGCTTCGTTTAGGATAGCATCATCTTCTGGCTCTAATTCACTTGGTATATCATTCTCGGGCATTTTCTGGCCCACTCCTGGATTGATATACCTATCCGAAATTTGGGCGTTAAAAGGCCGTGGGCTATCATTCACCCGGTAACGATCATCGGAAAGGTAAGGCTCGTGTGGGGCTTTATCGTCAAACCCATGGCGTTTCAATTCCGCTTTTTTTGAAGCGGGTAAACTCTTCCACCAGAGTAAATAGATTACGCTAAGTTTACTTTTTTTATCCAAGCTAGGCCATTAAGCCAGCGGATTGCATTTGACGCAAATTCCCGGTGTAATGGAGTATTGCATACAGCATGGGCAAAGGTGAATCATTTGATATTTTGTCATGCGTCGGTAAATGCTCTCGGGGTTTCGCAAATCAGTTGAGCCGAGGTTATTAGCAATCACATTTATCAACTCCCTTTTTCCGATAGGAAATTGGATTGATTCGACGAACAATTTTAAGCGCTCGCGTCGAGCAGCGTAAACTTGGGACGTGGCTTTGCCTCCGGCTTTGGATCTACGGAGCATAAAATCCCTATCGGTTTCCCACATCTTTTTAATTCTTTTCTTGGACTGAATAATAGCACCTAACCACCTAGGAGTTTTCGATTTATTCCTTCTTTCCTTCCTTCCTTCGTTTGTTTGTTCGTTATTCATTTTTGAGTGTATGTTTGTTTGTATGTTTTCCTGTATGTTTGGGTGTATGTATCTCAAATGAAATTCAGAGAGATAGCGCACCCTAAGTGCGCTGTATCTTCTCTCTGTAATTTCACATATATACATACACACCCCTTATAGGGGTGTGTGTATATATAATGCTGTTTACGAGGTTGTTTACGAGGCTCTTTACGAGCGTGGTAATTGAATTGCTGGCGATTTAAGGGGGGCATAGGGCTTGGTTGGGGTGGATATACCCCTCAGAGGGGTAAACCCACCTTAAATTGAAAACTAGAAGGCATTACGACCCATCCCACGATTGGGGCGGGTCGGCTTTTCGTCGGAAGGGGCGGATTTCGTCGTTTGGCCTTCCGTGGGGGTGGGGGGTAGGCTACGTTCCCAGCGAATAATACCCGGCTCCCGCGAGTGACGTACAAAAATATCCGCTGCGAAGTTGCCATCAATATCTTTCATACCGCTACGGCCTCGACGCTTGTTTAGAGATAACTTGTAAATCGGCTCATCCCCTTGGCAACGTTGCAAGGTCATAATCTCCCGCGCCCAATTCGTTAATTCACTAGATCCGATAAGAGCGTAGGAATTGTCATTCTGGGTCATCCCCTCTTTATCGGCTTTGCTCCGTGGTTTGCCCGTATGGTGCATGAAGATCGCAATACAGCCTGTTTCGGTTAGGATAGGCTGAATGACAGAACGGCAAAAGTAAGAAGCCCCCTCAATTTGGGATATATCAGTCCCAGCGTAAGCTAGTAGGGGGTCGATAAACACTAAATCGGCCTTATGCTTAATAATTAAATCCCTAAGGAGTTTACCGAATTTATCCCCCGTCAGCGAATTCTCGCGGTAAATAATTAACTGTTTGGCTAGGGTTTCCCGTTCAAAGTGGGAAAGGTTTAGACCGTCGCATAAATCTATCATACTTTCGGCGCAATCACCCCGGTCATTTTCAGCCTGGATAACTAAAGTCTTTAATGGGCGTACCGCTTTGATACCGAAGAAACCCCTTTCAGTATTGAGAGCCCAATTAATGGCTGCGGTCATCATGAGGGAAGATTTACCCGTCCCCGATTGCCCAGAGATAATTAGGCTTCCCGCTTTGGTTAGCCAACGGTGACCGATAATGTTATTTGGGTCATTCTTACGGTCGAACGATAGTAATGATTCGATGGGCATAGGTTCGGGGCCTTGGGGTGGGTTGCTATCCTCAATAGCCTTAATCCCGTTTCCAAAAGTTTGGAGTAAGTCGGCAGGATCTACATTACCGCGTTCGGCTTTCTCTTTAATGTCTTGGGCAAGGTATTGAATCCGGCGAATGGTCGAAGCCTTCTTTACAACTGCAGCGTGCGCGGGCTGGTAAACGGTATAGCCGACGCTCGTTACCATTTGGCTAATGAAGTAAGCCTCCACCGTCGATTTATTCTTCCGTAACTCTGAGGATACCGTGATTTCATCGGGGGTGATGGCTTGCAATGTCAGCGCGGTAATCGCTGAAGCAATGTCTTGGTGTTTCGGCTCTAGGAAATCACTAGGAGTGAGGTTATTGGGAAGGCTAAGGCCGTCTCGGATTAGCAAACCGAGCAAAGCCTCCTCCGCTTGAATGGTAGGAGAGTTCATTTTTTAGGATAGATTAGGGTTAAAAAGGGATTTCTGAGCGTTTGTAAATCCGAATCATTTGCGGAATCCCTTGGCTCATCATTTTGAACATTTTATAAGGGGTTTTTTCATAATTAAGTTTAGCATAGATTCGCGAAATGTCTCGTTTGAGCTCGTAAGACAATTGTTTAGCGGTGACGTAGCCTTCGGGGGGTTTAGTCGGCGCGGCTTCGTATTTTAAATGAGCGTCGAGAATATTGCGGAAGAGTTTTTGATTAACTTTATAAAACGTCTTACGGCCTAAGCGTTTTTTAAACAATACCCCAAATTCCGCTAATTCGGATGCCCGGGAAGCGGTGGCGGTAATCGAAGTGTAGTTAATGGCTTTGCGAATGTACTTTGTGTCTTTCCATTCGTCACTCATTAGATCATTAACCGATTTGGGGGCCTTGGCTAATTGCCCCTTTTTTTTCTTAATGATTTTCAGTAGGTTTCGTAGGTGAGCCATAAATTTCTAGGTTCCATGCAGTTGTATTGGCTCCGGCCTCTTCGCCAAGCCGAATGAGGGTAGCAATACGCGCTTTCAATTCTTTATTCTCATTATTCAAATCGGTACAAGTTTCCCGGTAGCCTTGGATAATGAGTTGGTAGCCTTCTTCGCGGGTATATTGCATAAATTATTGCTCGTCGATAAATCCTTTAATGTTTTCGAGCTTTTTTTCTAATTCTGAAATATACTTGCAAGTATCCACTAAGTTTTGGGATACGATTTTTAATTCATTTCTACTCCCCATTAATTCCGCGTTTTTATGTTTTAACCTATCTTGCAGCCTATTTACCTTTTTAGCTAAATAGCGGTCAGATAGTTTAACAAAGTTGTCGGCATCTGGATCATACTTGTACCCGGCTTCTTCGAGTAATTGTTTATACTTAGCCTTATCCCTGGCTAAAGCCATCACTGCCATTTGCCTAACCTCATCGGCCTTCTTCGCGAGCAATTGATTAAGGGCCTTCTGCCATTCCAATTCATTTTGTAAATTAATGAATTGTTCTTCGTCTTTAGTCATCCGCTCGACTTCGGCCTTGAGGCGGGCGTTCTCGGCTTCAAGCGCTTTCACCGCTAACTCGGCGGCTTCGATGGTAATCCAGCGGCTCATCGTGCGTCCTTTCCGTCCTTCGCGGTTTGCCATTTCTTAAGCGTCATTGCATCTACTTGACCGAATTGGTCAAAGGATTGATAAATCGCATC